GCGATTCTAGGCTACAAGTGGCGCTGCGCGGCCACTCGGAACGCAAAAGAGACACTTTTCAAACTTACACGGGATCGCATGAACGTGGAGAAAGTTGAAGTGTCGTCGTTTGACTTGAAAAAGAGTGCTAAGATCTGGTGCTCTCCGAACGTAGTGATCGGATTCCCGCAACGTGGGATATTCGCACAGCATTTGGAGAATAGGGTCTTGATTCCAAGTAAATATGCACACGTTCAAGTCGAACCCAGGAAATACCGAGCTGTTACGCTCATGCCCAACATTGGATATCTCAACACATACCCGTACATTGTTGATAAGCATGACGTCACCAGTATTTTCGATGGGCTGGTTAAGCGAATTCTGGGCACCCAGAACGAGCCGGATCCAGACATCCTGCGTCAGTTTACATTGTGCTTGAGGGAAACAGTTCGTCAGAATATTGAACCATTTATGTTCGACGAGGTGTTGTCATTCTTTGAGTACATTGCGCGCCATCGGGGTTACAATGGGGAACGCAAGCTGGACTTGATTCTTGCGTACCTGAAGATACCAGACGAATATGATCTAGATGTGGAGGCACATATCAAAGACGAATTTTATCCTAAGATGAAACCTCCGCGCTGGATCTGTGCAAGGAAAGACCCGAGCAAGTCAACGCTCGGGCCAGTTGTCACTGTGTTGGAGCACAAAGTCTATCACATGAAAGGACCTGTCAGTTTCTTCAAAATCATACCCTTTGAGGACAGGTTTGACTACTTGTACATGAGGTATGGTCCGTATGAAGTTTTGGTTTGCACGGACTTCACCTCTTTCGAGGCATCCTTCGGGAGAAGGTTCATGACAGCCTGCGAAATGGAGCTGTATGAACATATGCTGCGAGGCCATCCAGAGGCGCTCGCTGTGCTTAGAAGTATTTGCAAGATCAATACATTAAAGAACAAGTATTTCAGAGCACGGGTGGAGGCTACACGAATGTCAGGTGAAATGGTCACGTCACTTGGCAATGGATTCAGCAATGCGATGATATTGCACTTTATCTGCAAGCGCAAACAGTGCGACCTGATTTGCGCGGATGTGGAAGGTGATGATTGCATTTCTGCTTTCAAAACTGGCAGCACCTTGCCAGAAGAGGAGGATTATGCTCAGCTTGGGTTTCGGATTAAGATCGAGAGGCATACGAGATTTAGTGAGGCTTCATTTTGCGGCAATGTGTTGCATTATGAGAGTCGGACACTAATAACGTCACCTCAGGATTTTCTCCGTCAAATCAATGTGTCATTCAATCCCAGTGCCTTTACGTTGAATGAACGACACTGCAATTCATTGTTATACGCAAAATGTATATCTTACATGGTTCAGTACCGCGGATGTCCTGTCATTGCGCCCATCTGTCGTCAGATACTGCTTCGAATAGGTAGTAATTATGATGAAGAGAAGGCTCGAAAGGAGTTCGCTCGAGACTATTATGTAAGTCAGATTTTGGATGTGCCATTCAATGTCAACGTGCTACATTACTACCGGGAACCGTGCGACGGGGCGAGGTGCCTCATGGAGAAAGTTTTCGGTATGAGTATGCAGGAGCAGTACTTCCATGAAGAAAATTACATGAAAGGTGGATGTAATCCGTATGACAGTACGACCATGGAAGCCTATGCATACGAAGGGGACAGCAAGTGTGTTTATCAGACTATGACGAACGTACTTGACGTGTCCCAATAAGGGTTCTCACATTTGTGGTCCAAAACGTGTTATTGAGTTTTGTAAAATACAGACGTTACCAAGACTCCGGTCAGATGGTCTACAGACTGCACGGATCAAGCGCGGAATTGCGCGTTGTGGGGATGAACAGTCGGCGAGTTCGGCGAATCCTTATGAAGAACAATAAGAAACAAGGCCTGAAGCTTAAGAGTAAGGCAAAAACACAAAATTCTAAGTCAGTTGGCGCTAAGAAAAGTGTGTCTAAACCGCAAGTCAACAAGCAGGTTCAGCAGCCGGTCACTATTGTACGGCCGCAACAGTTGGTTAAGCTTGCGCCGCCGTCGAAGACGAAGCGTGAGCAGGTCAAATGGTGGAGCAAAGAGAAGGTTGCCATTGCCTTGGAAGATCAGGGAAGTACGCAGATTGCCACGGTTGGAAGTAATTTGCCTTTCATCGGAAACAGGGGGATTGCCACGGTTGTCAAGCATCGAGATTACATCACGGCGCTTGCTTCGGGGGATCACTTTCGGCCTGTTGGCGGATGGGAGCGCGGATTCAGGGTCAATCCCACGAGGATTGCTGTGCCTTGGCTCTCTCGCTTTGCGAAGGGTTTTTCATTCTTCTCAGTGGAGTCTTTTCGTGTCGGGTACACACCGTCATGCAGCATGATGCACAGTGGTGCTATTATGTTGGGCTACGCTCATGACCCCAGAATGCCAGCTCCTTGTGATATTCGCGAGATGTCGCTATGTTCTGAACTCGAGAAAGGGCCTGTAAATTCCGCCCATACTCTCGCCCTCAAAGGAGGTGCTATGCACACGATTTTGCGCGTGGACTCGTACAATACAGTAGTCATGCCAGAGCAAACGAGTGCAGGAATTTTGTTTTGCACGGTGCATGGTGCAGTCGACGGCGACAACAACAAGTACGCAGGGGACTTGTTCTTTGAGTATGAATTCCATTTCTACTACCCCCGTCCCTATGTTGATTACTGCCTCACTGGAGGCAGTGACCTCAACAGCATCCTGAACAAATGGATTGCAAACGCTTACTCCGCGGGCAATAACCCGGATCAGGCTGGAGTTGAATTGCTGTTGCAGCAACTGAAACTTGAGGCCTTGAAAACGTTGCGCAATTCTGGTAGGATGCGTCAGAATCCATTTTTGACAGTGGGAGAAAACGGGAAGCAGTTCGTTGAGATGATTCAGAAGTCGTTGCCAGTCCTGCACATGAACTCGGGCAAACTCATCTGCGGAGGATCAGAAACCGCAGTTGTGCATCATGGGGTGCGTTTCAATTTCACGGCCCCGATTTCGATCGACATGATGGGAAATCAGACATTTTCCACGCAAGGAGATAATCCTTACGTGACGCGTTACTTCGGAGCGCCATTGGTGGTGCATCCAAACTCCACGTTTGCACTCGGCTGGGACAATCAATTTTATGAGTCAGAGCCGATTAGTTGGGCCGCTACTTGGGCTGTCTCGTCTGATGATGAGAAGACCAAGCGGAAGACCCCGTCTTACGTGAAGGACACTGGATTTGAAACCAAGCTGGTGCTGAACGTGACGGAAGGCGATGAGCTTTATTTCGAAGTACCTTATCACGCACCTTACATGTGGTTCGGCTGGAACAGTCCCCTGATCAACGGTCTGCCTGATCGTATGACTCCAGGGTCGAATGAACTAGCCTACGACAACGGTGTGCAGATTCGGACGAACACGCCTCCTGATTCCTCGGGCTTGGGTACGATGACGGATCCTGTTAAAGGCAACACGCCCAGAGTGTGTGGCACAGCCATACCTATTCTGGAGTTCAAGTTCCTGCCAAGAGCAGATCCCAATAAGACCAAGCAGTATGAACAAGCCGTTTCGAAGTGGGAAACCGAGAAGTCGTGAATGCACTTTGCATGGGTTGTCTGGATGTACCCCGTTAAAAACAGTCCAAGGGAAGTGTGGTGTTGAAGTATTCCACAGGCTAGCATGAGGTTGGGAAAACTGATTTCATGGCTCACATATTACGTTGAATGTTATCGTCCG